AGATAAAGATCAAGACGTTATGCGCTACCAAGGACAGGCGTTTAACTATATAGCATTTGATGAGTTAACTCAATGGTCTACCCCGTTTGCGTGGAATTATATGCGCTCACGTTTACGTAGTGCAGCACCAGAACTAGGCTTATACATGAGAGCCACAACCAATCCCGGTTCTGTGGGGCATCAGTGGGTTAAGAAGATGTTTATAGACCCATCTAAGCCTAATACTTCTTTCTGGGCTACGGACATTGAGACAGGGAATAGACTTGAGTACCCTAAAGGACACACTAAGGCAGGCCAACCATTGTTTAAACGTAGGTTTATTCCTGCAAGTTTGTTTGACAATCCGTACCTAGCTGACAGTGGTGATTATGAAACTATGCTTCTGTCTATGCCAGAGCATCAACGCAAACAACTACTAGAGGGTAATTGGGATGTTAATGAGGGCGCAGCTTTTCCAGAGTTCAATAGAAAAATACACGTTGTTGAGCCTTATAGTATTCCTAATAGCTGGACGAAGTTCAGAGCTTGCGATTACGGCTACGGCAGTTGGACAGGTGTTGTGTGGTTTGCTGTTTCTCCCTCAGAGCAGTTGGTAGTCTACAGAGAGATGTATGTAACTAAAGTCACTGCCACTGATCTAGCGGATATGATACTTGAGGCAGAGGCGGGTGATGGCACTATGAGATACGGCGTGTTGGACTCGTCCCTCTGGCATAAAAGAGGTGACACTGGACCTAGTTTGGCAGAGCAAATGATTATGAAGGGCTGTCGCTGGAGACCTTCAGATCGCTCTAAAGGTTCTAGGGTTTCAGGTAAAAATGAGATACACCGCCGTTTGCAGGTGGAGGAGTTTACTGAGGAACCCCAACTCGTATTCTTTTCCACCTGCACCAACTGCATAGCACAACTACCAAGTCTTCCTTTAGATAAACGAAACCCAGAAGACGTTGATACTAATGCAGAAGATCACTTGTACGATGCAATACGCTATGGTATAATGACTAGACCAAGAAGTTCCTTATGGGACTTTAATCCTGCAACACAGAGAAGCGGCTTTCAAGTTGCTGATCCTACATTTGGATATTAAGTATGGACCCTGAAGATTTCACAACTGACTTTGAATCAAACTTAGAGTCTGCTGAGTCAGCACACATTAAAGATGTGTCTACAGAAAGCATGACTGATCCTAAAGCGGGTCACATTATTGACTTGGTTATGAGCAAGTACAAGAAAGCAGAAGACTCACGCTATACAGACGAATTACGTTGGATGAGTGCTTACCGTAACTATAGAGGTATCTACAATAGTGAAGTACAATTCACAGAAGCAGAGAAGTCAAGAGTATTTGTAAAAGTTACTAAGACTAAAACTCTAGCTGCCTACGGTCAGATTGTAGAAGTACTATTTGGCAGTCAGAAGTTTCCTTTAGCTATTGACCCTACTACGTTGCCTGAAGGCGTAGCAGACACGGTACACTTTGATGTCAATCCCAAAGCAGAAGAAGCTGGTGATGCATTAAAAGACGCCTTTGGCACTATGTTTGGGCCTGACACTACGCTTGAACCCGGCGATACTATGGAGTCTATTAAGGCCCGTCTTGGTGGCTTAGCTAAGAAGCTTGAGCCTGTAGAAGATAAACTTGTAGAAGGTGTAGGCTCTCTACCTAGTAGCATTAACTTTAGTCCTGCTTTGGTTGCAGCTAAGAAGATGCAGAAGAAAATTCATGATCAACTAGAAGAGTCAGGTGCTAACAAACAGCTACGCCTTAGTTCTTTTGAGTTGGCTTTGTTTGGTACAGGTATTATGAAGGGGCCGTTTGCGGTCAACAAAGAGTATCCTAGTTGGAATGATGAGGGTGAGTACCAACCTACAATCAAAACTGTGCCTTCTACTAGCCATGTTTCTCTTTGGAACTTCTACCCTGACCCTGACGCAGCTAATATGGATGAGGCTGAGTATATCGTTGAGCGTCATAAACTATCACGCTCTCAAGTACGTGCGCTTAAAGGTCGGCCTTTCTTCCGTGACAACGCCATTGAGAAGTCTCTTAACATGGGTGAGTCCTATGAGAAGAAGTGGTGGGAGCAAGCTATGGAGGATGACGCTCAAGAGTCAAAAGCTGAGCGTTATGAGTTGTTTGAGTTCTGGGGCTTTGTAGATTCTGAAGTACTAAAAGAGCATGACATTGATATCCCTAAAGAACTAAAGGATGCGGAACAGTTAAACGTAAACATTTGGGTTTGTAATCATCAAGTAATCCGTATGGTTATGAATCCGTTTAAACCTGCCCTTATTCCTTACTATGCAGTACCCTATGAGCTTAACCCTTATAGCTTCTTTGGTGTAGGTATAGCTGAGAATATGGATGATACTCAGACTCTTATGAATGGGTTCATGCGTATGGCGGTAGACAATGCGGTTATGTCAGGTAACCTTTTGATAGAGATTGATGAGACTAACTTAGTTCCCGGTCAAGACCTATCTCTGTACCCCGGCAAGGTGTTTCGTAGGCAAGGGGGTGCGCCCGGTCAAGCTATCTTTGGTACTAAGTTCCCGAATGTAGCTGGCGAGAACATGCAACTCTTTGATAAGGCACGTGTATTAGCAGACGAGAGTACTGGATTTCCTAGCTTTGCTCACGGTCAGACAGGAGTGCAAGGTGTTGGACGAACGGCTTCTGGCATTAGTATGCTTATGTCTGCTGCTAATGGCTCTATACGAAATGTAATTAAGAATGTAGATGACTATATGCTTGCTCCTTTGGGTAAGGCGTTCTTTAACTTCAACATGCAGTTTGACTTTGATCCTGAGATTAAGGGTGACTTGGAAGTACGCGCACAGGGTACTGAGAGCTTAATGGCTAACGAAGTGCGTAGCCAACGTTTGACCCAGTTCTTGCAGGTAGTACAAAACCCTGCGTTGGCTCCCTTTGCCAAGATGGACTACATCATTCGTGAGATTGCTATCAGCATGGACCTTGATCCTGACAAGGTTACTAACTCAATGCAGGACGCTGCTATTCAAGCTGAGATATTTAAGCAGTTCGCACAGCCTCTACCAACGCCACCAGAGGGAGGGATTCCTCCTGAAGGGGGTCAACCACCGCAAGGACCATTAGCACCACAGGGGGCCGCTCCTACAGGCCCAGAGGACATGGGTGGCGGTGGAGGCGGTAACATAGGAATTGGTGCTGCTGCTGCACCGGGAGAACAAGGCTTTACAGGGAACGTACAGTAATGAGTTTTGCAAGCATGGGAGCAAAGGCTCTAAAGGAAATCTTTACAGAAGGTGTAGGAGAGACTACACAGGCTTTAGGTAAAGTAAATATTAACAAAGGCCTAGATACTGATTCAAAAAAGGCTTCTAATTTACTTGATAGTGAAGGTGCTATTAAAAAATGGCAAGAAGAAAATATTATTCCTGAAAACAAAAGACAAAAAAATAAAGATTTATCTAAACAAGCAGCAGAGGATTTATATCAAGGTAGTATAACTTCTAAAGAGGCTCGTAATGTCGTATCTGAAGAATTACCTATGACATCTATTTACACTAAAGATACTATGCCACCTGAACCTACATTAACAGAAATTGCAGGATCGTTAGGTAAGAAGGTAATGAAGCATGGCGTTGTTGGAGTTAAAGGATTTGATATTCCTGCAGGTACACGTGTAGGCTCTAGGTTAGATATAAATGCGTATAACAACTATGATAAGTGGGTTGTATCTATTCATGATGGAGCAAATGACTCTAAGGGTTCGGTTCTAGGATATGGTCAAGCAGTAAGGTTAAAAAATGTTAAGTTTGGCTCTGAGTCACAGGATGCTTTAGATATTGCTAGAGGTAAAGCACGTTTAAGGGGTGCAAAGGCTGGTACGGATGCGGAAGAGAGACCTATGGGTAAGTCTACTATTGCTCGTATTTATGGGGATTACGTACCAGAAGACCCTATTAAATTGCGTGAAGAAGCTATGCGTTTATTAGATGATCCTGAGTGGACACAAGTAGGTATGAATCCCTATAGGCAAAGTCATTTCTATGACAAACTTACAGGCTTGCCTGTTATAGAGGCGTTAGAAGTAATACAAGTTGGTCCTCTTGCACTTGCTAGGGGTGTAAAGAAGCCAACATTATCACAGCTTAAATCTTTAGCAGTCAGAACTAAAGATAATAAACTAAGGATATTTAATGAAGGTGGCTTAGTACAGAGGCCAAATAAATGAGTATCCTAAAGAAGCTAGTAAACGATAAGCCTCTATGGGATGCTTTCTGTGTTGAACTTGATGTAAGGCTTGACAGGGTACATACTACTATGGAGCAGAGTGAAAATTCGGATAACTTGTTTCGCTTACAGGGTCAAGCTGCAGCGTTCAGATCATTGAAGACTTTAAGGGCAGGAGTAAACGCAGATGGTTAATACTTTAGAGCAACAAACACAACAGGCTATTAACTTTCAAAAGTTTGGCTTGTATGACAAACCTGTATCTGCATTAAGTTTACCAGAAGATATTAAAATACAGTCTGAAAAAGCCCAAGAAAATACAGGTTTTTTCAGGGGTTTAAAGACAGCCTTCAGTAACTTATTTGGTATAAATGAAGAAGAACCAAATACCGACTTAGGTATTAAGCCTGTAGATAAACCTAAAGATACTAAAAATATTGATACTCAAATGTCTATGGCCTTGCCAATAGACCCCTTTGTTCCTAGAGTTGAGACAGTTGATAAGTATGGTATGCCTTTAAATCCTTCTAAAGTTAAAGAAGGTTCTAGTCTTAGACCTGAACTTAGACCTGAAGATTTTGACCCTGATAGAAATAAAGCAGAAGCAGCAGAAAACTTTGAGAGTGCTATTGATTACATAGCATCAATGGGCTGGATTTTAGGTCAAAAAACAAAAGACGCTAAGGGTCAAGATTTAACAAAAATTGTAACAGGTTTAGATCAAAGAAATCCAGATCATCAAAAGTCTATTATGGGTTTCTTTTATACTGCTCAAGGTGGAGAGTTTAATCCTTTAGAAAAAGATGGGGAAATAACAGCGTGGTGTGCTGCTTTTGTACATCATGTGCTTACTAATCTAGGTGCAGATACACTTGAAGTGGGAAAGTCTGGTAATAATAGGATTAGAGCTAACTCATTCATGGACTATGGAACTGCTGTAGATGGTATTGAGAATGCTCAAGAAGGTGATATTATAATTTGGGATTGGCCTAGAGATGCAAAGGGTAAAATTGCTGAGACTAGTGGAAAAAAAGATGGTAGGGGCGATCATGTAGCTTTTTATGCAGGAGATAGGATTACAGGGCAGGGAGAAGCTGACTATGTAAATGTTGTAGGGGGTAATCAGTCAGGTACAGTTTCTTTAAGAGAAAATAATAGTTTGTATGTCAAGCGCAATATAATTGGAATTAGAAGAATTACTAAAAACGATATTACTGTTAGTTTAACTAAAGACTTAGCAAAACAGAATCCTATATTTAAACCCTTTATTGCAAACGTAACAAATAAAAAAGAAGCAGGATATGCCCAAGGAGGGCTTACAGATATGAACAACCAAACACAGATGGCTTTTGCTCTGGGCGGCGAGGCTGAGACAGTAGACCCTATATCAGGCAATGATGTACCACCGGGGTCACTTCCTGTTGAGGTACGTGATGACATTGACGCTAAGCTAAGTGAAGGTGAGTACGTTGTACCTGCTGACGTTGTTCGTTTCTTTGGTGTAAAATACTTTGAAGATTTACGTATGGAAGCAAAAAATGGCTTGCAACAGATGGATGCTGATGGTAGAATAGGCGGTGAACCTGTTGCTGACGAACCACAGATGCAGATGGCTGAAATGGGAGATCAAGACATTGACGCTCTAATTGATGCTGAAATGAATAATATGAATCAGGGTGGAATGATTGGTCAACAAAACCCTTCTAATAGTATGTATAGTGACCCTAATAAAGTAGATGATGTGATTGCTAAGATTGGCGAAGCTGCAGCGCAGAACCCTGAGATTTCTCGTATGCTAGGAGAAAGAGGTATAGCTGTACCTACAACAGGTGCAATGCAAACTCCAGAGGAAATGAAAGACGCTAATACACCTGAGATATCAGAGGAGCCTAAGATTGCTGCTAATCAGGGCGGCTTGATGGGTTATGCGCCGGGAGGTAGTGTATCAGGCTATGATCCATCTGCTGTACCTACACTAGGGCTTGACTTTGATCAAGGGTTTGACACAGATGCGTATTTTGATGGTCTTATGGGTGACGGTACTACTAAATCTACAATTACTAGTCAGGTAGTGCTTATGCCTGATGGCACAGAAATGGAACTATATTGGCCTGCAGATGTACCTTTACCTGAAGGTTACTCGTTTAAAGCATCAATGGCATTACCTACAGTAGACGGGCTAGGAGCAAGACGTGAAGACATTCCAAAAGGTAGAGATTCTGGAAAAAGTGATGCTGATGTAAAGTTTGACCGTGAACAAGATGCTAAAAATGCTCCAGCACAAATAGACTTAAACAAAGTAACAAGCTTAGAAGACCTTCAACTATTTCAAATGGATATGGAGCGTCAACGTGGTATAGTATCTGCCATACCGATAATAGGAGCTACGGTTGTAGCGTTATCTGATGCTAGTATGAGAGTTGCCGTAGACGGGTTTAAAGATTCAATAAATGCTATGGAAGAGGGTGCAGCTAAATCTTCTTTAGCAGTTAAGTTTAATCGCTTTATAAAAGGTCAAGATGTAGCTACAGGGGGAACTCTTAAAAAGCTTGGAGTAAACTTTTTCGGTGTACCAAAAAATGACCCAAGGCGACCTAAGCTGGACAGATTAAGAAAAATTAAAGGCTTTGGCTCTCCTTATACATTTGATCCAAATGAAGAAGTTAACCCTGAACAACTAAAAAAAGGTCTTACCTCAATACTTGAAGGGGGCGCACAAAGTTTAGCATCATCTCTTGTAGCACCTTTCGGTATTGGCTCTGATATTCTTGGTAGCCCAGAAGAGATTTCTACAACAGAAATAGGTGACTCAACAGCCGAACTTGCTCCAGATGCAATAGTGTCTGCTCAAAATGAAGGAGAAAGTAAACCTGATTTATTTGGCCCTGAATATGAGACTGTCACAAACCTCAACACAAATACTTTTGGTAGACGATTGAGACCTAAAGTTACCCCTGAAGATACGCCTGAAATTGCCGTGACTAAGCTTCCTCCAACGATTAATAATAATGATGATGATGGTCCAGTATTTGCTTTTGAACCCCGCACCCCAACTTCGGCTGGCGGCGGTAGTACCTATGGCAATAATGAGGCTGGCGGCGGTACTGCTAATGTTGATTACACACCGTCTGCAGGAGGGTTTGGAAAGGGCGAAGACCGTTATGTCAATAAAGTTGAATATGATTCTGACTTTTACAACAAAGGCGGCTTACTAAAGAAAAAGAAAACTAAGAGTTACGCTAACGGGGGTTACGTAACAGTGAACGAACCAGCGAAGACCAAGAAGAAGAAAAGTAAAGGCTTAGGTACTAGGCCATAACATAAGGAACTAATTATGCCAGCAGAAATGACGGTAATGGAAAAACCTAAAGTAGCAGGTTTTGTAGACTCAAAGTACAACAACGCTAACGCACGGCGTATTGCTGAAGCAGAGGCTGAACTAGAAGAGCTTACTGCTTCTAGCGAGGAAGATCAAGAAGAAGAAGAAACGGAAGTTGTAGAAGCTAAAGCGGAGAAAGAGCCTGAGACAGGTGAGGAGCGTACTTACAAGAAACGCTACGATGACATCCGTAAGCTTCAAAGCAATACTGCAGCAGAACTCAAAGCTATCAAAGCTCAACTAGAGAATGCTAAAGAGCAAGGCTCTGTACGTCCACCCAAGTCTGATGAGGACATCCAAGCGTGGGCTGACAAGTACCCTGATGTAGCAGCTATCGTTGAGACTATTGCAGAGAAGAAAGCTCAAGAGAAGTTTAGTCACGCAGAGGATCGTCTAAAGCAGATTGATGAGATGTCTGCTCAAGCTGACCGTGACAAGTCTATGGATGCTATCAGGACTGCTCACACAGACTTTGATGATCTTAAAGAAAGCGATGAGTTCCACGATTGGGCAGGGGAACAGCCTAAGTGGGTACAAGATGCTTTGTATGAGAACCAAGATGATCCTCGCTCTGTGGTACGTGTTATTGATTTGTATAAGTCAGACAAGGGCATGGACACTAAGTCTCGTAAAAAGGCTAGTAAGGAAGCAGCTAAGGCAGTAGTAAGCAAGCGTGGTACTAAGCCTGATACTGTGGACTTGGAGGGTGCTTTCAGTGAGTCTCAAGTAAAGAATATGTCAGATAAAGACTTTGAGAAAAACATGGACGCTATTGCTGAGTCTCAACGCAGTGGAAAGTTTGTCTATGATCTTTCTGGCGGTGCTAGATAATTAATTTAAAATAAACACTTGACACTCATAGATTTACAAGTATAACTATGGGTGTCAATACTACCACTAAAGATAAAGCCCTACTATAGGTAGCCACCTTTTACTTTAGTATACTCTAAGCAAAACATTTTAGTTAAGACCTACCTGAACAATTACAGGCCCGTTATTGTAACGCCACCCTAGAACGTACAGCCTCTTGAATCTAATTGTTTTAGCTTAATTAAACCTAAGCCAAAAACATTCAATGGAGGATATACTCATGGCTTTTACAACCGCAACAGGATATGGCAATTTACCAAACGGTAATTTCAGTCCTATCATTTATTCCAAAAAAGTACAACTTGCCTTTCGTAAGAGTACAGTCGTAGGCGCAGTAACCAACTCTGATTACTTCGGTGAGATTTCTGCTCAAGGCGATACAGTCAAGATTATCAAGGAACCGGAAATTTCTGTCTCGTCTTATGCCCGTGGTACACAAGTCACAGCACAAGATTTAGAAGATGCCGAATTTCAGTTAACCATTGATAAGGCTAACTATTTTGCCTTTAAGATGGACGATATTGAAGAGGCCCATTCGCATGTAAATTTCATGCAACTTGCCACTGATCGTGCTGCTTATCGTCTTGCTGACCAACATGACCAAGAAGTCCTTGGTTACATGGCAGGTTATAAGCAGGGTTCTTTGCACAACCAAGCCAACGCCCTCAATGATGCAGTTAACGGTAGTAAAGCTATCAGCACTGCAGAAGGCAATGAGCTTCTGGGTAGTATGCAGCTTCACAAATCTGACTTTGGTAATATTACCACTGCATCTTCGGGTACACACTCAATTCCTGTGACTGCACGTATGCCGGGGGCAACCTCGCTTCCAACGGCTACTGTTTCACCTGCAATGATCATTGCTCGTATGAAGCGTGTACTTGATCAACAGCAAGTTGACTCACAAGCGAGATGGCTGATCGTTGACCCGGTGTTTATGGAAATCCTTGCAGACGAGGATTCACGTTTCATGAATGCAGACTTCGGTGAATCAGGTGGACTGCGTAACGGTTTGACCGTTAACAACTTCCACGGCTTCCGTGTCTATTCCTCATCCAATCTGCCAGCACTTGGCACTGGACCGGGAACTTCAGGAACTGCTAATCAGTTGACTAATTTTGGTGTTATTGTCGCAGGACATGACTCCGCTGTTGCAACTGCTGAGCAAATCAACAAGACAGAAACTTATCGTGACCCTGACAGCTTTGCTGACATTGTTCGTGGTATGCATCTATACGGTCGTAAGATTCTTCGTCCTGAAGCAATCGTTACTGCCCGTTACAACGCAGCATAAGGGAGTAATAAACTATGGCTACGTTTGATATGACTGTCAGTACTACCGCTGGTGTTGGGGCAAATGTTCTTGCTGTTCCAACAGTTGTCGGTAATTCTGTTCGCACTATTGAAGCAATCTTAGATATTGATGCTATGATTACTGC